TTCATAATTGTTGTATTTGTTTTATTGATTGTTTTATTATTAATAGTCGTTTGGGATTGTATCGCATTCCAATAGTGCGTAATTGTTTTTCAATTTGATTTAACTCATTTATAAAGCTGTCCATTCTGTTTTTATGTATCTCCCTATCGTTTGAGTTAAATTTATTTTCTTTAATCATTTGTTTAACTACCCCCCTGTTCCACTTCACTTTTGTTATAAGATTAATCAACCTATCTTCTAAATAGCTTGTTGTTTCGTATGCCCACCATTCTTTGATTTGCTCGTTATGATGGTGTTCATTATGCGGGTGTGGATAAGGTATCATTGCTCATTATATTTTTCCATTAAACTAAGTAATACTTCAGAATAAGATTTATGTCCATTCTCTTTGCATTTGCCTTGAAACTTTACCAGCGTTTCTATTTTTTCTGCTGGCACGTAAAAGGTTCTTGTTGTGTATGATATTTGTCTACTCATTTTTTTTATTTTATTAAGTTTAAATTTAATTCTTTGGCTACGTAATTTATATGCTTTTGCGTTGTTTGACTCCACCAACCAAGTTGTATAAGATTTCCTGTTTTATGGTAGTTTTCGTCATACTCTATTGTGGCAACGTGAGTTACGTAACTTATTACTTTGTTGCCTTCTATTTTTAAGTTTTGTTTGTATTTCTGTAAATTCATAGTTGTTTGTTTTTTTTATTTGTTTATAAATATAATTATTTTTTTTTAATTATTTCTTCCATTTCTTTTTTTATTCTTTTTTGCTTTTTTTTATGCTCTTCTATACAATAAGACAATAAATGTGGCAAGTCATTATATAATGTTTCTAAGTTCCAAACGATTGTTCCTTGTTCACATTCTATATGTAATTCGCCACTATCTTCCCAAAATGTATTTGTTTCGTGAACGTATATGTATTTTTTTTCTTCCATAATTAAAAGTCTGCTATTATAAATGAAAAATCGTCAATGTGTATTACAGATGTGTAGTCAGATAAATCGTGTATATCTTTTATGTAACTAAAATCTCCACCGTAATTATCTAATAACTCTCGAAGACTTGAATACTCTGTGTATTCTGTGCATATAGCTATAGGGTCAAATTCCATCCCCTCATCAACTTCTTCAAAGTATTCGTATAAAGCTCTTAACCCTTCAACTGAAAAGTTGTTTGGTCTTATTTCTAAAAATCTATTTATAAATTCTGTTTCTGTTAGTGTGATTATCATAATTGTTTGTTTTTATTTGTTTTTATTTTAATCTTTTATCGGTTGTTAAATGGTTGCTCATAAAACCTAACTTATTATCCTTGTTTACTGGTGAAATACTTTTTAACCATTCGCTTCTTTTTTTATTAAGTTCAATATATTTTGGTGTTGTTTTTACCTCATCTAATATACTTTTAAATAACTCTGGAGAATAATCAAGATTTCTTTCTTTTATTATATCTCTTGTAATATCTATAAAATGTTTCATTTGTTTGTTTTTAAGTTTATGATGTAAATATATATATAATTATAATACAAATTACAAAACACACTAAAAACTTTATTAACAATTAAATGTTAATTCTAAAATAAATGTGTAATTCTGGCTACTTGGCCGTTGTTCTTAGAGAAGATAAAACCTTCTATTGCTTGGTTATTAGAAGAAGTATATCCCATTTTATGATGCCAAGAATCCGCTGGTGATGGACTACGTAAACTTTCTAAACTACAACCAATTAAATCTTTACTTACTTTGTGGTGAACGTGATGAGCAAACATATATCTGTATTTTGTTTCACTCCATTCTTTACATTCATCTGCCATTAATAAAGGTAATAAATCCCACTTTGCGCCATCCCCGTGAGTAGAACCAATTAAATTATCATAATAGGTATAATACTTTCTATGTTGTAAACTAATATCAAAAGTTATGTTTTTACTATTTCTAAAGTATGTAGCAATAGTATCTGCCAAGCAAAAGCCAGTCAAGTAATCGTGGTTACTACTATTGTAAACAACGTGCAAATCTGGATAGAAACTAACTAATGTTTCAATAATATTAATGTACAAACGTTTTCCAATATGAAAATGTTCAAAAAACATTCCATCCGTATCTTGAACCGTTCCTTTTGTGGTTTTTCCGCCGCTTGGAGAATCTATATGGAGAATATCGTTACCAATTACAAGAACTAATTTATCTATATTAAAACCGTTACTTTTTTGTAATATACCATCAATAGCTTCAAGCGTTCTTTGTACTGCTATCTGCTTATTGTATTCTTCGCCACTTACAAAACTTTTACATAATTTACCAATGTGTATATCTGCTGGTGATATTAAAAGGCAATGCCCATCGTTTACTTTAGGTTTAACAACCTTTTGAAAGTTTGGAGAGTATTCTTTTAAGTCTTTTAATAATTCTTCTTTAAAACCTTTTAAATCGTTTTTATTAAAATTAGGATTCTTAAAATATAAACTGGCTTTTTTGTTCTTTATCCAACCACTATGAATATCATTAGGATTTAAACCTTCTGCTTGTGCTTCTTGTTTTAACCTTCTATAATCGTTTATAATTTGTGCNTCGTCTGNGTTGAGGCGNTAACGTGGATTACCTNAATCTTTCCACCTTTTTTTGTGTGATTTCATTTAACAATTTTGTTAAATATAATAAAAATAAATTATTTACTACTTTTTTGAGCTTGTGCCATAGTAAAAAGCAAAGATGTTTCCAATAACAACACCCTCAACCATACCCATTAAATGGACAAATAATTCATTATGTAAAACATCTGGTATATATACAACTGCGTAAACTACAAACATAAAACAAGATAAACCAACAACACCTGTTACATTCATCATCCAGTCATTACCACCAGCTTTAGTAATTTCAATCTCTCTTTTTCTTGCTGAATCTCTATCTGCTACTTCTAACTTGTATAGTTCTATAACTCTATTATGTAATTCTGCTTTTTCTTCTGGTGTTAAATCTGGGTCTTTAGAAATAATATTCTTTAATATACCCATAGTGCCATTAGAAGGCAACACATCGCCAATAAGCTCTAATATTTTAGGTGCTTTCTCTTTTAATAATAAACCTATTTTAGTATCTTTTAGCTTCTTCATCCACTACAACTTTCGCAAGTTTCATCATCAATATTACAAGTTCTTTCTGGTACTGGTAAATTTTCCATTCTCTTAATTAAGTCCTCTAAGTTAGTTTGATTTTTTTCCATTTAATTTATCCTTTGCTTTTTTTGTTTTTGGTTTGAAAGATTTTGGTTGTAACTCAAGATACTCAATTTCCGCATTGAAAACTGGACATTGCTTCATAAATTCGTGTTCCTCTACTCCATCGCCATCTCTGTCAGGTGAATAGTCTCTATGGCCGTGAATGCTTGCTTGTGGATAAATGTTTTTTAATACTTTTAGTATTTTAATTAATGATGCTTTTTGTGCTTCTGTTCTTGTATCTTTTGCTTTACCGTTAGAATCTAAGCCACCCGTGTATGCGATTCCGATGCTGTCGCTATTTCCGTTCTTAACGTGAGCTCCTGAACGAGATACTGGTCTACCAGCATTTATTTTACCTTCAATACCAATAATATAATGATAACCTATATCTGAAAAACCTCTATTTAAATGCCATCTTTTTATAGTGGCTGGACTTACATTGTTACCTTCTTTGGTAGCTGTGCAATGTATTACAATCTTATTTACTTTTCTCATTTTTTCTATTTACTTTTTTTTTTGCACTTGTTATCAATCGTGCTTCCATCTTAACAACCTTAACTCTTAGTTGAATATTTTCTTCAATAAGTAATTCTATTTTAGTTTCAAGTTGTGTTATTTTATTAGTAAGAACTTCAATTTGTTTAGTATATAAACTTTCTTCTCTTTCATCTTTTTTAGCACCTATATCAATTTTCTGCTTTATTATTCCCCAAACTTCCTTCACTCCAAATGCTGAAATAATACCAGCTAATGCTAATAATAAATTGTGGTCATCCATTCTTACTAATTTAAAATTGTTCATTCTGGGTCTGGTGTACTCCAAGCACTCGTAGCCATTAAAGCTAGTGCCTCTGTCTGGTTCATCACATCACCAACAATAGGTAAACTACCATCTGTTACAAAACTTGGAGTTACTCTATAACTTAACAACCCTTGAGTATTTGCTAAATTTCTTCTCATTGATTGCGCACTTTGCTGGTCAACTTGAGAGAATAAAACTAAATTGCTGTCTGACAACTCAATTACTATATAACTTTTATTATTCATTTTTTTTATTTTAATATTTTAACTTGGTACATCTGTTACTCTATCTAATACATCCATATTTTCAGATAAGCCATTTGCTGTACTATACGGAGCATCTCCTACAATATCTATTGAACTTGTACCTAAACCACTTGCTGAATATCCAACTCCATCTACAATGTCATTATTTGTCATATTAACACTTACAGCATTGTTAGTTCCTATTTCGTCTAAACAAGTCCAGTTAGTATTAAAAGAACTATTTGAACCTATTTGCCACCAGTTAATTGGAGCAGTTCCTGAGAAGTTGTGTAAATCACTTGGACGTCCTTGATTATAAATTTCTGTTACTTGTGTAGATGTTAAAGCTGTATTCCATAAAGCCACGTTTGAAAGTTTACCGCTATATTTAAAACTAGCGTCTGGCATAGCAAAAATATTTTCTATAGTTGTGTTCGTGCCAGCAGAAGCATTTAAAGTATTGTTTATTACATTAGTTTGTAATATTCCGTCTATATAATAATTTACAGTAACACCATCTCTTGTTAAACAATGATGATGCCAGTTTCCATCATTTAATAAACCTGATGAAACTTCTATCTGATAATAACCAGAATCATTATTTCCTAATCTAAAAGCGATTCTATTTAGAGAGGGTTGAGAAAATAAAGCATAATCTGCATAACCGTTGGGGTCGCCAAATATAGCTCCTTGAGTTGTTGTAGTTGTGTTTATCCAAAATGAAATAGTGTTTGTAGAACCTAAATCAATTTGTGGTGTGTCTAAATAATCATCAACCCCATCTAAATCTAATGCATAAGGACTATATCCTTCACTACCACTTAAACTATTATTTGGTACAAGGTAATTAGCTCCGTTATCTACTGATTGTTCTCCGAGCTGATAGTAAGATATTGGCTTTGGTGATAACGACATTGGATTTGTAATAGCAGTTCCACCACCATAAAGAGTAGAAACTTGGCTTGCTGAAAGTGCATAATCAAAAAAAGTTACTTGGTCTATTTTACCGTTAAAAGTATTTGACGTTCCTCTATATGCACCAATAATATTTTTTAAACCTGTCAAAGATAAAGAACTTGGAAAAGTTCCAACGTCAGTAGTTACTCGGTCTACTCCATCTAAATATATTTTAGAATTAGTAGTATCTCCTGATTTAAATATACAGACTAAGTGATGCCAACTTGTTGTGTCTGTAAAGGAAATATATTTGTAACCAGTTAACCCACTACTAACAAAATATAAATTATTACTGTTTATATTAATTCTTAAATCGCCAAAAGTAGAATTATTAAAAGGTGTCATAGTAAATAAACCTTCATTACCTGTAGTCGTGTCAGCTTTAAACCATAATGAAATAGAAGCATCTCCAGTATAAGTTCCTAAACTATTGCCAAGTCCAGTTCCAGCATCTATATAATCTGAACTTGCAGAATCAAAGTCCATAGAATAGTTAGAAACTAAACTTTGATTTTTTTCGTTAATTATGCGCCAAGCATCGTTATAGTAAGAATTATTGCTCATAGTTTACATTCTATACCACGCTACTGGTGGTGTTGTTAAATCGTTTAAATCTGCTGTTTTACCTGTTTCTGTTGCTAAGTAAATACTTTGTACATCTTGTGCTGTTAAAGCTGTGTTAAATACTGCTACTTCGTCAATTTCTGCGTTTGCAAATAAACTATCGCTATTTTTTGCACCTATATTAAAAGGTGCGCTGCTTAATGTTGTTGCACTTAATGTTCCTGATGTTGTTACTGTGTCACTTACCCCATCAATATAAATTTTTATACCACTTACATTACTCGAACCATTATAAGTGATTAATATATGATGCCAATTTGTATCTGTTATTGTTGAAGTGCTATCTACAAAAAGACGATTACTTCCTGTGTCGCTGTTACGCAAAACAAATTTTACTACATTTGTATTTCCAATAGATAATAAATATCCTCTATTGCTACCAAACGACAACATTTTAGAAACTATAGCTTCGTCAATACCTGTTCCCACTCTTTTTACCCACGCTGAAATACTAAAAGAATCTGTTCTCTCAAAAAGTAAAATACTTGAGTTTCCAGCATCTATATAATCATTAATTCCATCAAACTCCATAGAATAAACATTATTTACTTGAGCTAATGCAGCGACAATATTTACTGTTTGAGTAGATGTATTTGCACATACACTTAAACCACTTGAAGTAGTGTCGTAAGTAACTGTGTGAGATGCAATAGATGAAGCATCTAAATCAATAACTCCAGTACTAGTATTAATTACTAAACCAGTTGAACCACTAAACGTTCCACCAGTAACACCAGTTATAGTAGGTGTAGGGTCTGAAAAATTTTGTGCATAACTACTAGCTGAATAAGCAAAAGTAGCATCATCTAAATCATTTATTGTAAAATTAAATGTAGCAGTTGCTGCATCTGTATCTGTATAAGTAATTATATAAGTAGCTCCAGCAGTAGAAGTAGATAAATCAACTTCACCTGTAGTTGTGCTAACAAACACTAAACCAGTAGTAGAACTAAATGTACCAGCTCCTACATTGTCAGTTATTGTTGGTGTTGGGTCACTTGCATCGCCACAATAAGCACTATTAGGATATGTAATGCTAACAGCAGAACCACCAGCAATATTAGTATCACCACTTGGCGAATCATCATAAACAGCACCAAAGTTATTTGTAGCATTAGCTTTTGCTTTACCCCAATTGTTGCTGTTGTTTACTGCACCTTGTCCCCATTCTATTGTGTTATCTGGCATAATATATTTTTAAAGTACCCAACCTCCAAAATCTGCAACATCATCTGGATACATATCTTCTTGAGAATTACTATAATACTCAGGTATTAATCCTGCTGCGTTATTTTGCATATAATCTATAAATCTATTTGTGTAAAACTGTGCTGTAGTTCGACTTCTCTCAACTAAACTATCAACGTGTTCTTTTGTTAATGCTGTGCTATTTTCAGGATTCTTTGTATATATACCACCATTAGCAATATTAACACCAGCGTAAGGTAAGTATTCAACTAAACTCCAATGTAGAAGCATTGGTTTTATATAATCGTTTAATAAAGCTAAGTAAGGATTTGCTAAAGTACCAGCAACTATTTCATTTTGTATTTTAACATATAAATCAGTACCTAAATAATTTTGTATATGTATATCTTGCGCCTGATTTATAAATGGTAATAATTTATCATTATCTATATTACCATTAGCAGCAGTAAATACTGAAATATCGTGTCTTGTTACAAATAGTGCTTTACTCATTTCTTATAATTTGGATGATGTCCGTTATTAGGCATATTTACTGGAGCTTTTTTTGCTTGTTTTCTACCTCTTGGTTTTGGT